CACCTGATTGGGCAACAGTGGATGAGGAAGCTGAGGTAGCTTATAAAGAATATATGTATTTAATTAACTGGTCAATGTGGGATATGAGTACTTTTTGGGATGGTGGATCGCTAGACCCGGAATGGTCTGACTCAGTAAAAACTCCATCTGGAATGTTAACTAATAATCCAAAAGGGTACGCCCTATTTAAATCATATTTTGAACCAGTGTTAAGTAAACCAGACTTTGACGTTTTAAGAGATATTTTTAGGGATAATGATCTCGGTCCTTCATATTATACACCAGCATCAAACGGTGCTCCAAGAATAAAGCAGATAAATTGGTTTGATTACGGTGGTTCAGGAACTTACGATTATCCTAGATCAGGCTCATATACAAATGCTGCAGATGAAGATGATAATAACCACGGGTGCCACTGCGCAGGAACAGTTGCTGGTAATACTCAGGGCTGGGCCAGAGATGCTAATATCTATAACATCAGCCCATATAGCACAAACCCAAACGGCAGTATTGGATCCACGATGTGGGATTACATGAGAGAATGGCATAATACAAAACCAATAAATCCTGCTACAGGTCGGCGCAACCCTACTGTAACAAATAATAGTTATGGTTCATCGCTTGAAATTGGCACTGGCGCTTTCGGAAACGTAGATAGAATTAATTTCCGTGGTGTTGATTTTAATCCTGGGCGTGATTTAACTCAAAGCGAATTACAAGCACGAGGATGTTATGCGCCAAATTCAAATTTAGAAATGGATATTCCATACTATACAACGTCAAGGCAAGCTGACCTCCAAGATGCTATTGATGATGGTATTATCATCGTAGTTTCTGCTGGTAATGATTATTGGAAAACAGTAAATTCATCAGATCAAGATTATAATAACACATATAGATTTCCATATTCAGGTAGTAATATAACTACATGGCTTCATCGTGGTACTGGTTCAGGCGCGGGTTACGGTCCATGTATTAATGTTGGTGCATTATCAAATAATGTTGGCGAAGAAAAAGCACCGTTTTCAAACGTCGGAAGTCAGGTAGACATTTTTGCAGCAGGTGAAGCAATTCAAAGTTCACTTCACTCAGGCGGTATTAATGACCCGAGAAACAGCAGCTATCAATTTGGTAAATACCAAGGAACAAGTATGGCAGGACCTCAGGTTGCTGGTGTGGCAGCTCTTTTAGTTGAACAATGGCCGAGCGCCACAAATGCTGAAATTAAAACCTGGATACAAGAAAATGCGATTACGGGTGAAATGGCCGATACAGGAAACGACGATCCCATGGATATGTTGAGCTTACAAGGTGCTGAAAATAGAATGCTACGCTGGATTAACCAAAGAGTAGAGACAGGGCATGCATTTCCTAAAAAGAATTTTGCAAATAGACCCGCGGATGGTTTAACTTATCCTCGCACAAGAATAAGGAAACGAGGTTAAATGTATATAAATATTATAAAATCGAAGGTGTTCCATGGCTGAAGTACTAGCAACAAAACTAAAAAACGATACAACTCGTATGTTTCGCGATGACATCGCCAACAACGATTATTACTTTTGCGTATCATCAATTTCAATAGATCCTTTAAGCCGCGTGGATGCCGTTAACTCTTTTAAAAGCAGAAATGAGTTCAAAGAAAATATTTTATTTGGTAAGAAATGTTTTGATTCAGATGTAAAGTATATGATTAAATATCACCCTTGGCAAAAAGACCAGGTGTACGAACAATATGACGATACTGTTGATTTAGAAAACGAAAAATTCTATTCTGTTGTGGGTCCTACTAATAACGACTCTGGTGATTATCGTGTTTATAAATGCCTATCAAATAATAACGGCGGGAAATCAGCAAACCCACCAAACTATAATCCTGTTACTGTAAATCAAATTTATAGAATGCCAGATGGATATGTTTGGAAGTTTATGTATTACTTAACTGAGTCGGAATTTGAAGGATATAACGCTGTAGGCTATATTCCATTAATGGGCGATTTTGCGGTTGATCCTCAGCTTGACAGTGATGCAAATAATGTTATAACAGGTTCAGAAGTCAGTAATATTTTTGTTAATAACCCTATTGATAACGCAGGATATCCTTTTGTTGAAAGTGGTATTGTTGCAGGTCCTCCAGGTAATGATAGTACTATGCTTCTTAGGTCTAATTTCTTATCTGAAATTCAAAACTACTATTCAGGCATGACGCTCTATGTTAACACGCCTACAAACGTAACTTACACATATGAAATTGATACTTATACGTGGGACGCTGTTGCGGACAGAGGAAGAGTTAAAGTAATTGGTAATCCAAGCAGCGACGGAGTTATTATCAACTCAACATTTAAAATTTTACCAACCGTTAAAATTCTAGGAGATGGTTCGGGCGCTACTGCAATTCCAAGAATTGTAAATGGGAATATTACAAATATTGAAGTACTAAATTCTGGCTCTGGCTATAATAATATTAGTGCATCCATTGTAGATCCTAATTACGATTTTGATCCAGACGATGCAAACTCTATTGACGTAAGAGCTACATTAAGACCTGTTCTTTCACCTGTTGGTGGACATAATTATAACCTAATTGATGAGCTTTATTGTAGACATGTATTGCTTTATGCATACATTACAGAAACTGATAACAACCAAATCGGCGCGTCCAATTCCACATCAGCGGTTGGCGTGCTTAAAAATCCAACGTTTATACCAGATCCAGTATCTGCAAATACAGCTTCACCTGATGTATTTGATAACAGAATTGAAATAATTACCAACGATTATGGAAAATTAGTGGTTAATGGTATTGTAACACAACAAGACATAAATGGTAACGAACTATTTAGAGCTCGAGTACATGCTATTCAAGCTTCATCAAATACAGTTCATCTGTGCAGTTATATGGGACCCCATATTAACCAAGCAAATAACGATATAGCACTCGACCCAACGAAGAATTTAATTAATTCTACAGGGCAGCAAATTTCGATAAATAGTCCAGTAGCTAATAATGTAATTGAATCACGATACACTCAACGGTCTGGTGAAGTATACTTTATGGAAGACTTTTTTCCAATTGATAGACAAACCACCTCGCGCGAAGAATACAAGCTGGTCTTAGAATTTTAAGGAAACTCAAATAGATGCCTATTAACACAGACTTAAACATTGCCCCATACTTCGACGATTTTGATGTCGAAAAACAGTTTTATAAGATCCTGTTTAAACCAGCATACGCGGTTCAAGCAAGAGAGCTTACACAGCTACAAACAATTCTTCAAAACCAAGTTGAACAATTTGGAGATAATATCTATCAAGAAGGTAGTATTATTAAAGGCTGTAACTTTACTAATTTAGATGGTTTACAATTCGTTAAATTAGTTGATAAAACAGGGTTTGATGTAGAAACATTTATTAGTGGACCGAGCACAGAACTTATTCTCGGTGTTTCAACACCGATTGATATTGTTTACGAATTAGTGGGTGGTGTAACAGGTCTTAAAGCTTCGGTAATTACAGCAACTCGTGGTTTTGAAACTAGACCGCCAGATCTTAATACTTTTTATATTAACTATTTAAATACTAACGAAACGGGTGGATATAAAGTATTCCAACCTGGTGAAAGTATTACAATCAATCGTTATAAGTATAATGGCTCAACACTTTATAGTACAGAACTTGGTGTTGCAACTATCGACGTTACACTTCAGGCAAATCCAACAGGATCTTCATTTGGTATTCAGACATCTGCAGGCGTTATATTCCAAAAAGGTCATTTCCTATTTGCTAATGACCAAACCCTTGTTGTATCCAAATACACAGACCAGCCAGACGATCTTTCGGTAGGTTTCGTAGTTACAGAGTCTTTGATAAGTTCATTACAAGACAATAGTTTATATGATAACGCAAACGGTTCTACTAACGAAAACGCGCCAGGTGCTGATAGACTTAAAATGATTCCAAAGCTGGCTGTTTTAGATACAGCTGAAGCTGATGTAGACTCGACCTTTTTCACGTTAGTAAGATACCAAAATGGTTCTGCAGTTCAGTTGAGAGATGTAACTCAATTTAATTCAATTAACGAAGAGCTTGCTAAAAGAACTTACGAAGAGTCTGGTAACTATATTGTAGACAAATTTAAAATTGATATTGACCGCCGTGGTACAGATATTAAAGCTCTGGTTAATAGCGGCATAGCATATGTTAAAGGCTATCGTGTTGAAACATCGGGTAAAATTGATTTTACTCTTGACCCAGTTACTGCGACAGCAATACAAGAAAATCAAGCTACCACAATTGATTACGGTGGATACCTGCCAATCACAACATTGTCTGGTACGATTGGCATTCAGTACG